ATAAAGGCAAATGACATTTTATTTAGATCACCACGTTTAATTAAAGAATACACATCATTTCCAATCGAAGTGTCTGCTATATTACCTGTCAATTTCAATCCTTTTTCATCAACAGTTAACTGCAATGTTCCACTAGCGGTTCTGGCAAATAGCATACCGCCATGATTGTAATTCAATACGCATTGACTAAAATCAGTATTATCAAATGCGCCCGGTAAAATCACTTCACGATATTCATACCCAGTATATTCAGATTTCCAAATTAGCGTTTCTTCATTAAAAACTGCAGCATATCCTTCTACTGTTCGTGTTTGAATATCGCCTGTATCATTCTGTATCGCTTGCACCGTCATCATGCGGTGTTCCATTTTTCGGTTCTTCCTCATTTGTATCACCTCCTTTCGATGCATTTATTTGATATTCTGAAAGGTCTTTATATTTGGCAAAGTTTAGACTTACTAAACGTTCATCGCCACCCTCAACACCTTCATAACCAAAGATTTCACGAATTTCATTTACTGTTACAGCCCCTGTAGGTAATAGTGTTGTGCAAATTTTAATCCTACTTGCTACAGACATATAAGATAATCTATTGCTTTCAACTATTACTTCATTTCCATGTCCCTTTTCACGGCTTGTAAACAGTTTTTCTGTAAATTCCTGCGTTAATTTAATGGCAATTGGTTCTAATACAGATTCATAAAACGCTATATATTCATCTTCCGTGTAATTACCACTTACAATCTTTTCATTCAACCCAAAGTGCTTATACACCATATCTCTTGCAAAATCCATTTGACCTTTATTAAAGGTACTGATAGTTGTTGTTAGCTGTTGGAATGTTGCTTTATTATCCAATGTGGCAATCCCACTACCATTTGCATTTGATACATAACGATCATTAAACTTCTTCCATAGTTCCTGTTGGTCATCTTCACGTACAGTACCCTCAAAGTTGATAATGCCACGTAAAGAGTTACCATTTTTAACAGAATTTATAATTGCGGCCTTTACTGCATGTAGTAAATCCAAGTCCTCTTTTAAGGCTCTTGAGTTATCTTCACCAAACAGTTGATGACTGTTAAAATGCCGTTTAATATGAATAACCGCATCATACAGTACTGTCATACTTTTACCATTAATAAACTGGAATTTAACATATAGATTGCTTTCCTTATCCACTTTAACTTCTACACTTCCAAAGTCTAATGGATATAGTGCCTCAATCACACCATTTACATCACGCTTTACATAAATAAATGCGTTATTGTAATTAAAGTATTGTGCAACTACTTTTTCTAAAAACTCACTTGCCGTCATAAATGGATTTGGTCTTGTCCCTAATAGGTGGTTAATAGATATAGAACCCTGTACCATTCCAGTACTTGTTTTTCTAACATGTTTAAGCTTCATTTTACCTAAATGTCTAGCAATCGTATCTGTACAATCTCTAAACGTCGTATCTGCATATGGTACTCCACTAAAAGGGGTAAATACATTTGTATATCCATCTAGAAACTCTGCGCCAGTTAGATTAGATTTATCAGTGTTGCCAAATCCAAATATTTTATTAAAGATATTTCGATAGTTCATTATCTCACCTCCTTTCTTAAATTACATTGTGGTAATCTTCTTGATTTCGTTCATACTCAACATATGCATCCAACATAGATGCAAATCCATCAATTCTTTTCTTTGCATGAATGGATTTAGTTGGCTGAATATTGCCATTACGATCTACATCTATTTCCACATTAGCCATACACCATTTTAATATTGGATTGTTATCATAGTTGATTAATTTTGCTTCCAGTTCTGCGCCCAATGCTTTCATTGGTCCGCTCAACGTTTTCTTACCTTGAATGACTGGATTCATTACAGATCGCCCAAACTCTGATTTCATATCTTCTACAAAATATGTAGCACTCCATCCGTCATACCCACATTTATATAAGTAAATATCATCTTCCGTTTGTCTTTCTTTAAACCAATCAACAATTAGCCTATAGTCAATTCTATTGCCCGGTGATTTCCGTATAAACCCTCTTTTATACCACACATCATAAGGTACTTTATCCTCTTGCACTCTTTTTTCAAATAAATCTTCTGGTATCCAGTACATTTGCTTGATATATTTTACAGGGTCATTAGGTATCATGAATAACAATGTGGCGCATGTTAAGTCTGTAGTTGCTGATAAGTCTATTCCACCTATCCCATATCTTGGCTTTAATTTAGCAATATCGTATGTTGCTATATTGTTTAATTGTTCAAATGTTAAAAACGCCTCTGATGATGTTTCACGAACATTAAAGTCCTTTGTTAGTAGATTTGTAACATGAATAGGATTATTTTGTGCTGATTTAACTTTTTCAGCTAATTGGCTAATGCTTTTTATTGTTCCTAGTCCCGGATTAGCTTTTGCCCAACAATTAGGATCTGTCCATTCCTTTCTACTATCTAACTCATAAATTATTGGTAAGATACGTTCATTTTTATAACCTTGCTCATCATCATACCCATCTACAATTTGGCAAGCCTCATCATATTTAATATCGTAAATATTTTCACGAACTGTACCAGCAGTACTAGTAATAATGGTTAGTGGTTGTTCACGTGCGCTCATACCATCAACGATTACATCATACAAATTCTTATCCTTGATAGCATGTAGTTCATCAATTAATGCTCCATGAACATTTAACCCATCAAGATTATTAGAATCTGATGCAAGCGGTACAAACTTTCCATCATTTACATCACACAAAATTCTGTTAACACGAATATGACAAACTTTATTAAGCGACTTACTTTTTTTTATCATTTTAGCCGCTTCATCCCATATAATTTTTGCTTGGTCACGCTTTGTTGCAGCACTATATATTTCAGCACCCATTTCACCATCCGCAACCAACAAAAAAAGGCCTATTGCGGCCGCTACAGTGGACTTACCGTTTTTACGTGCCACTATCAATATGAGTTCTTGATATTGCCTTGCTTTTGTATCTTTATCAACAAAGCCAAATAATGCAGCAATCATTGCTTTTTGCCATAATTCTAAGATTACTGGTTTTCCTGCCCACTTACCTTTAGAATGTTTGCAAAACAGCTCAATGAAATCAATTGCAACTTCTGCCCTGTCCTTATCATAGATATATTGACTTGGGTTTTCTAACTTATCGACTAAATGCTTATATATCCTACGAACACGATCAGATACAACTATTTCACCATCAATGATTTGGTTATAGTATTCTCTGATTGGGTTCATCGTCTAACACGTTCCATAATAAACTTCTTAAATCCTTCATCATCATCTTCATTTTTAGTCTGTGGCAATTCGCTCAACAGTACTTTTATGATGGCAATATAGTTTTTCATCAACGTGTTATAAGCCTTTGATTCAGTCGATTCTTTTTTACCAAATTGATTGTTTCCATTGCAATATTCTTCCACAAATCCTACTTTTTCTAATTGAATTTGTAGTTCATCTAACTGCATTTCCATGTGTACAGCTTGCTCAATTGATTTTCTAATCAACTTTTTCTTTTCTTGTGGAAGTTCCTTAAAAATCTTGTTATATTCTGTTATTCTCTTCTTTTTTATTTTTTCTTTTTCTTCATTTGTCAACTCCTATCACTCCTTTGTTAACCACACCCCTCACATGTGCGACCTGTGTTTTAAACGAAACTGCTGCCCCGGTGTAGAAAAAATTATTTTCACCATAAAAATATGGGGGGGAGTCAATCGTTATCATATTCATTATCATTTACCGCAACTAAATCGCCCATCTCATTAAATATCAAATCACGTGTAGGCTTAATCAATAGACTTGCACCGCTAGTGATTCCATTTGGTACTGCCAGCGCATCTAGTTCTGCATGTATTGCGTTATGGCATTCAATACACAAGAACATAAGGTTATCCCATCCATAAGCAACTTCATCATTATTAATATTATTTGGGTTTAGAGGTTTTTTATGATGTACTACCCAACGTTGTCTAGTTCCGTCAACCTTGTTTGCGCTTTTTAACCCATGGCATCTTTCACATATATATAATTTTGATTCTGCATATGCTTTTGCGCATCTTCTCCATCTATATGAATTATA